GGGCAATAGAATTTGGTCTTAGGCCTGGTTGCCTAATTGTTCGCGCCTCACGCGGATATACGGACTCTGAAATTTTGTTTGGTAGGAGCCGATAATGTCGATTATTCAAGGTAATGCTCACACCTCCACAGGTGGTTATCAGGTTCAGCGCAGTCTCAGGTTCAATAGCGCAGACTCGGCGTATCTGAATAGAACTCCTGCGAGTGCTGGTAGTAGAACTACATGGACGTGGAGTGGCTGGGTAAAACGAGCATCGTTAGGTACATCACAGTATATTCTGCAAGCAAGAATAAGCGATAACGCAAACGATACAGATAAAGTTACATTTAGGTTTACTGTAAATAGCACATTAGCATTATCATCACAAGTAACAACATTTCGTGAAACAACGGCTGTTTATCGTGATACAAGTGCTTGGTATCATGTAGTTTTAACCGCAGACACATCAAACGCTACTGCCAATAATAGATTTAGGATTTATGTCAATGGAGTAGAACAGGTATTTTCCACAACAAACAATCCTACAAGCGGTCTTACTACTGCCGTGAATTCGGCTAACGCACATTGGATTGGCTCTGAACAAGGTGTGGCATCTTATCTTTCTGCATATCTTACCGAAATCAATCTAATTGACGGTCAAGCCCTAACCCCATCCTCATTCGGTGAAACAGACTCCAACACAGGTGTATGGAAGCCTAAAGCCTACACAGGCACATACGGTACTAACGGGTTCTACCTAAAGTTTGCAGATAACTCTGGCACGACCAGCACAACGCTAGGCAAGGACAGCTCAAGCAACGGTAACAACTGGACACCTAACAACTTTTCGGTGACGGCTGGTGCTGGTAATGACTCGCTAGTAGACTCGCCTACGGCATACGGTACAGACACAGGTGTTGGTGGCTCCGTTAGGGGCAACTATGCCACAATGAATCCTTTGGATTCTAAAAACGGCACGGTTAGTAACGGGAATTTGTTGTGGACTGCAACGGCATCTCAGTCTGATATTCGTGGAACTTTTGCTATTCCTGCATCCGGGAAATACTACTTGGAATGCACAGTTGGTAGTAACACAAGTGCGTCATCCGCAGTTTCTTTTGGATTGGCAACATCATCTGTTGCATTAGATGCTTCAAATGCTGTTACTGGGCTTTATCAATTATATGCCTCAAGTTCTGGATTTTTATCTTTGAACGGCTCAAATGTTTCCTCAAGTCTTGGAACATGGACTTCTGGTGATGTATTGCAAATTGCTGTTGACGCTGACAATACAAAAATGTGGCTTGGCAAAAACAATACTTGGTACGACTCAAGTGGCGGCACAACAGGAAATCCTTCAACTGGAGCAAATGCTACCAGCACCACATCAATGGTTGGATTATTTCCGTTTTCCAATTGTTACCAAAACAATGCCACATGGAATGCAGGTCAGCGTGCCTTTGCCTACACAGCCCCCTCTGGCTTTAAGGCATTGTGTACAACTAATCTGCCTACGCCGACCATCGGTGCTACTAGCACTACATTGGCGAATGATTACTTTGATGTAAAAACTTGGAGTGGCAACAGTTCAACTCAATCAATAGCGCTAGAGTTTGCTCCCGGTTTAATCTGGAATAAATCAAGAAGTGGTGCTGCTGGTCATGCTTGGTGGGATGTAGTACGGGGTACTGGCGCACAAATTTCATCAAGTGAGACTAACGCAGAAAGTACTGGATATAACGCAATTACAAGTTTTAGCAATAATGCTATTAGTTTGGGCGCAGATAACACAGGAACATCTAACGGCAGAACAAACGAAACCGGCAGAACCTATGTTGGTTGGGTATGGAACGCTGGTGGCTCTAACGCTACCAACACCTCTGGCACTATAACCAGCACAGTCAGGGCGAATACGACTGCTGGGTTTTCGATTGTTACTTATACGGGAACAGGTTCAGCGGCTACTATTGGTCATGGACTTGGTGTTGCCCCTAGTATGATTATTGTTAAAAACAGGCAGGCAGCAAATTCTTGGGCTGTATATCATATATCAACAGGTGCTAATCAGCAGTTATTATTAAATTCTATAAATGGAATTTCCTCTGACACGCAAGGATTTACAGCCGTTCCATCAAGCACAGTATTTTCTGTTGGAACTGGCGCATCAATGGATACAAACCAAACAAGCGGTGGCGGTCAGCACGTTGCCTACTGCTTCGCACCAGTAGCGGGGTATAGCGCCTTTGGAAGTTACACGGGCAATGGTTCTACGGATGGGCCGTTTGTTTATTTGGGCTTCCGTCCAGAGTTTGTAATGATTAAGCGAACAAGCGCCGCAGACAATTGGGTAATACTAGATGCTGTAAGGTCTACTGCAAACCCAACAGACGAATATTTGTGGGCAAACTTATCCAATGCCGAAGTTGCAAATCTTCATGCGTTTGATTTTTTAAGCAACGGTTTCAAAATAAGAAATTCAACGTCAGACCACAATACTAACGGTTCAACTTACATTTACGCTTGCTTTGCGGAATCACCCTTTAAGTACAGTTTGGCCCGATGATTAACGGAGAATAAAATGTTTCAACTCAATGGCAACCCAATCTCAATAGATTCTGAAGTAACCGTTAACGGTATCCGCTACCCACACCTGCGTGACCCAGCCCTGCGTGAGCAACTAGGCATCGTAGAAGTAGCAGACCCAGAGCAGTATGACCAGCGTTTTTACTGGGGCGTAGGTAATCCCAAACTTCTAAACGACCGTGAGGAAGTAGACCAAGACGGCAACCCCATGTACGTCAAAGTCTTGGGTGAGGTCAACGGACAACCTGCGATGGTTGACTCCACAGAGCGTCTTGTTACTAAGGGACTAAAGAGCCAATGGACTTCTCAGGTCAAGACCACGGCAGGCTCTATGCTTGCCCAGACCGACTGGATGGTAGTCCGCAAGGCAGAGCGCAATATAGACATCCCCGCAACGGTGGTCGCAAAGCGTGCGGCGATTGTGGCTGAGTGCGACAGGCTAGAGGCTGCGATTGCGGCTTGCACTACTGTTGAGGCTCTGATTGCGGTAGTTGGCAACCAAGGATGGCCTGCATAATGTCAACAATCGTAGAGGTCAAAGGCCAACTTGACACCCACGAAGCCGTCTGTGCTGAACGCTATCTTGGGATAAACGCTAGATTAAAGCGCCTGGAGCAAATCCTGATTGCCTCTGCCGCTTTCATAATCGCCCTACTGCTAAGCCTAGTCGTTAAATGACCACCATCGCTGCCAGAGCGTCTACGGGAGAAATTGCCGCAGATTCGATGGTCAGCGGCGATGACTCCTTCTACCTCGTAGAGAAGCTCCGTAAGGGACAAGAGAGTATCTACGGGGGTTGCGGAGATTGGGATAAACTATTAAAGTTCTACAATTCGTTGGAGTCTGGGGCAGACCTAGACTCAGATACGGATGTGACCGTTCTCGAACTCAGAAGTGATGGCATTTGGATTTACGAGAGTACCATCATTCCTGCGAAGATAAAGAACGACTTTTGGGCAATTGGAACTGGGGCAAACTTTGCTATCGCTGCCATGCACTTAGGCTTAACTCCGGCAGAAGCAGTAAAGCTGGCGTGTCTGTACGACACATCCTCCCACGAGCCAATTGACGTAATGTCTCTAAGCGGGAGGAAACGTGGTAGCACTAAAAAAGGCATCGGACGAGGAACTAATAGCGGCGTTTAAGACCTACGGCAGTCCACAGAAAGTCTCACAGGTTCTAGGCATAGACGTAGGTACGGTTTACCGAAGGCGGGCGGCAATAAAAGACGTATCCCTACCCTCCTTTGCCGCAAGACAACACAGCATCGCCAACACATATATCCCAGATAATCGCCGAGTCATATCGCACACAGTTGATAACGGCAACGTCTTTATAGCCTCCGACTGCCATTACTGGCCTGACGAGGAAACCGTAGCGCACAAGGCGTTTGTTTCCCTGCTGACAGAATTTAAGCCCAAGACCATCATCCTGAACGGTGATGTCTTTGACGGGGCTAGAATCAGCCGCCACGCCGCCCTGATGGGTACTAACCCCCCTACCCCTAAGCAAGAGATAGAAGCCTGTCAAGACCGTCTACACGAGATTGCAAACGCTTCTAAGAACGCTACTAAGCTGTGGGTGTACGGTAATCACGATACACGTCTCTTTAACTACATTGCTACGCACGCAGACGCGCTGATGGAGTTCTCGGACTTGTTTTCGTACTTCCAAGGCTGGCATACAGGCTGGCGGGTGGACATAAATAACTCGTTAGTTGTAAAGCACAGATGGGGGAACGGTATCCACGCTAGTTACAATAATACCCTTCGCTCTGGGCGCAGTATCGTTACAGGACACTTGCACCAATTAAAAGTAACCCCGTGGTCTGACTACAACGGCAGACGTTGGGGAGTGGATTCAGGAACCCTTGCGGAACCATACGGCGACCAGTTTGTTTACACAGAAGAAAATCCTGTGAACTGGTGTTCTGGATTCGTTGTCCTGACGTTTAAGAATGGTATGTTATTACCTCCTGAACTATGCGAAGTAATAAATGGGGTGGCTTACTTTCGAGGAGAGAAAGTGGGATAAATGAGTGATTTAGTAGCCTCGGCAAAAAGTGCAGCGCAGGGTATAAAAAGCGCGATTGCGGCAGGTAAAGAAATAGAATCAGTAGTCCAAGACATACAGAAACTAGGGGTCGCAGAACTCCAAGCCAAGCAACAATTTCAAAAGAAGCAGCGGGTGGTAAAGGGTGATACCACCATCCTCACGGCTTTCGCAGAGTGGAGAAGACTCAAGGAAGTGAAGGAAGCCGAAGACGACCTATTCCAACAGCTTGTACAACGCTACGGCAAGGAAAAGGCAGAGTTCGAGTGGAAGGACATCCAATCCATCAAGGAACGCCAGATGAAGGAGGTCAAGGAGGGGCGCGACGAGATGGGGCGTGACCTAAAGAAACTCCGTGAACTCAAGGTTATGTGCTTCGTAGCCTCGCTAATCATAGTCACCACTTACTACATCTTCAAAGGACACCTGTAATGCTATCCCTAATATCCTCCGCTGTCGGATTCCTAGCCTCTGGCTTACCGCAAATCCTAAACTTCTTCCAAGACAAGGCTGACAAGGCCCAAGAGTTGAAGTTAGCCCAGATGCAGACGGAACGCGAGTTAGCCCTTGCAGAACGCGGTTTCCTTGCCCAGCAGAAGGTCGAGGAGATTCGGACAGACCAGATTGCTCTCCAGACAGACGCAGACCGCCAGAGTGCCGCTTTAGACCACGACAAGGCTATCATGGCTCGGGCTTCCAATTGGGTCGTGAACCTGAACGGTATCGTGCGTCCTGCGGTTACCTTTATTTTCGTACTAGAGTTGGTGATGATTAACATTGCTCTTACCTACTTCTTGCTCCGTGGTGGGTTAGGTAGCATGGACGTGGAGCAGTTTATCGCCGCCACGGACGTAATCTTCTCCGAAGACGAGATGGCACTACTCTCAGGAATAATCGCGTTCTGGTTCGGAAGTAGGCAATGGGGTAAGAAGTGAAAGTCAGCAAGGAAGCGATTGAGGGCATCAAGAAGGACGAAGGGGTAAGGACAAAACCTTACCGCTGCCCCGCCTTACTTTGGACTGTCGGTGTAGGGCACGTCATAGACCCAAACCACATAAGGGTGAAGCTCGATGAACGCAAAAATATACCCCTTCCCCCAGAGTGGGACAGAGTTCTTAGCATGGCAGAAGTCGATGCTATCTTGGCTAACGACTTGGCTACGTTTGAACGAGGAGTTCTGCGCCTCTGTCCAGGTGGACTTACTCAAGGCCGCTTTGACGCTCTGGTTTCCTTCTCCTTCAACGTCGGGCTTGGCAACCTCCAAAGGTCAACCATCC